ACTCAATGTCAAAGAATGGTTGTAGATTGGGTTTTAACACTCCAAACGTACAATTCTCAATTATCTGTTCTACTGCCCGCAACATATCAGCGTCTTCACCTGTTGATTGTGCAACTAGTAGTATCTTTTCTTCCTTTACTAAGAAAGGTCTATATTCAATTGTTTTCCCTGTCGAGGGTAGTATCAATTCATACTTAGCCGTAGCCAGTTTTGGTAATGCCATTATTATCTCCTGTTACATAATGTTAATATTATTTATAGTGTTGTATTATCTGTTGTTAAAGAAACTTCCTACTACACTTGTTCCCAACACTCCACCAAGTTCTTTCTTCAAGAATGTTGTTGGGTTACTGGTAAAGTTCATAGCAGTATTTAATGCAGTTATAACCTGCTGAGTTTGAGGTGGTTGTTCAATTCCAAAAAGTTTCTCTAACTTATAAAAGGGATGAGAGACATAATCTCTAATTTCCGTTTGACCTTCTTGTCCTGATTGATTCGCAGCAACTTCTGTCCAAGGAAGTAGGTTGCTACTGTTATCTATCCAACTTGCACCGCTAGTCCCATTATAGTTTACTACGATGGGTGTCCACTTTTTAAACGCCATCATCACTGATACTGTCAAAATAGAGTTTCCCGACTCCATACTGTATTGAATAGGGCCTACTGACTTTGGAAAAACCTCATGCACCTTTACCGCTGATGCATTATTGTCATTCTGATCTAACTGGTAGATTGTCATTTCCCCAACGTAGTCATCATAATAGTTCAAGTCATAAGTTACTGGATTTACAATTTTATCTTGCCAATTGTTAAAGAACTCTCTTACTCTATGATCTGAATCAAGAATATATGTCACTTCAATCTCTTCTGCATAACTAATACCATTGGCCATTTCATAGGATGGGCCGTATGCATTGTCATTTGGAGTAGTGGTGATGTTCTTGCCGGGCATTGTAATACTCTGAACACGCAATTCCATCTCATCACTTGCTGCACCATTAAATGCAGTTCCTCTATACCCAACTGTTTCATAGTTTGTAGCCCTAGGCCTAGGGTGTCCATGTATATGCACTGGTGGATTCATCACAACATGAAATAGATTAGGGCGTGCAACATTCTTATCAAATGTGCTCATAAATGATTGAATTTTACTTCTTTTTTCTTCTTTGAAATCTTTTCTTTCAATAGGCATTATCGTATCATCCTTCTAGAATCTGAATAAACTTTACCAGTAGTCGCACCGACAAACTTCTGTACAGGTAGTAACACTGCTGTCATCATTTCGTCTGCATCAATCACTCTGAATGGTGATTTTACATGGTCGAATAGGTATCTTTTTACTGTGGGTTTGACTAATGGATTTCTCTTAACTCTATTCCATGTCAGACGTATTTTTGTCTTATCATTCATATTGTCATCAGATGCATATTCTGATATCACATTGAGAAGTTTGACTCTCATAGGGATGGATAGATAGTGGAAGTTTAATCCAATGAATCCTCCTTCTGCAACCTCAATGGGCATGATAAGGGGGAACCTGTCATAGTATGGTAAAGTTGCTTTATGTTTTGGATCATATCCAAAGAAGTTCATTTTACCAAACAAAGGGGCTTGCCGCACCTTTCCCTCACGGATTAACTGTTGTGGGGGTGGAGTACCAAGATCACGAATCTGATCTCTGAACCATCTAACTGATCGTTCATTTCCACCACTACGTTCTAATATTGTATCAAAGTATGTCATACTTCTATTTATACAGACTAACCCACATGATCTTCAGTAAGTATCTTAAATTCCATACCTCTGTCTACACACCACTCAATCGCCGCTTTCCACTTCGCTTCATTGACACCCCATGTACGAACCTCATTGATGTATCGTTTGGTTCTACGTTTAGGAGTTTTGGGTGGGCCGCACTGTATCTTTGGTTTGACTTCAATAATCATCTTTTTGATAGTTTTGTCTTTCTGTCTAACCTTTATATAAAAGTCTGGAAAGTATCGGTGTCTCCTACCATCTAGTGGAGATACATAGGGTATGATAACCTCTTCACTACCCCATTCTAGTATTGCACTAGTATTGTCACAGTAAACCATAAACCTACGTTCCCACAAAGAACGATACACAATCTTCTTGACATCACCTCTGTATTTTGTTATATTGGTAGGTATGAATTTTCCACTGTATGCCATGACAATCCTTATAAATACTTTTATGAAACATTACAGGAGTATTTATACATGGCCGTAATATCAGTTTTATCACATGGCGATAGATTTGAAAACCACTATCAATATGGTGCTGATCGAGAAAATGCAGGGAAACACTTTATAAAGTTTACTCCTTTTATTCACGAGCCAGGCAAGGCAGTCTTGACTTTAGGTGAACAAGCAGCACAAGTCGCTGCACTTTACAATAAGGACGCTGCACTTGCTGCGGCGGGCAATGCATTTAACTCGCAACAGAACAACCTTGAACAAGGTAACAGGGTAGTAACAAGACCACCTATGAAGAAATCAAAGGGTTCTGTGAAATTATTTCTTCCTGCTCAAATATCTGTATCACAAAAGGTAAACTATGCCGAGGCAGAAATGGGTGGAATGCTTGCGGCGGTTATGGGTGCAGTAAGTAACTATTCTGGTGGTGGCGGCCTTGGTGGACTAGATGCACTTGGGAAAATATTTACTGACGTTACGGAAGGTGCAGCAAAAACTGCTGGTACTAGTTTAGTCGATGCAGCGATTAGAACTGGAGCAAAGGCAGCAGAAGGTATGGGTGTAACTGGTGCAACCGCGTATAACAATATTAAGTCTGGTGTCACTTTTAATAATAGGTCTGAAATGATGTTCGAAGGTATAGACAGACGATCTTTTGCATTTACATTTAGACTTATACCACATAGTGCAAAGGAAGCGAGAGAAATTCAAAACATTGTTACTTCTTTTAGATATTATATGTTACCAGAAATTCCCCAAGGTTTGGAATTCGGACGAGCATTGAAACCGCCATCTACATATATGATTTCATATTCTCATCAAGATACGTTACATAAAATAGGTGAGTGTTTTTTAGAGAGTGTTGATGTGAAGTATGGTGGAGAACGTCCACAGTTTTATAACGACAATCGTCCAACAGAAACAGAATTAACTCTACAATTTAAAGAAATGGATATTATGACTAAACGCAAAGTATTGGAGGGATTCTAATGTATTTTAGTAACTTCCCAAAAGTTCTCCATGACGTTAAAGGTGATGGTGTACTGCATGTTATGACTGATATTACTCGTAGAGCAAGGGTGACAGAACGATCTATTGTAGAAACTGCATCTTATGATTATTACGACATCCTAGATGGACAAAGACCAGAAGATATTGCACACGACTACTATGGCGACTCTAACCTACATTGGATTGTACTTTTAGTCAATAACATCAAAGACGTATATACGGATTGGCCCATGTCAGTCAATAGACTTGAAGGTTATGTAAAGTCTAAATATGTTAGTGTAGACGATATACATCACTACGAGATATATCAAGATTCTGGTGATACCAGTGTAATCATAGAACTTCCAAGTGACGATGCGACTGTCAAACCAGCTGGTGCAACTGCAATCACTAACTATGAGTATGAAGAGGCGCAAGTAGAGAAGAAAAGACGAATTAGACTTATCCTTCCTCAATATGTGTCTTTGATAAAGGAAGAGTTCAGAAAAAGTATTAGGGCGTAATAATGTCAGATATGCAATATGCAGGCGAGTATGGGGTTGAAATTTGTAAGATTTGTTCTACAAGTGGGGAAATAATTGACATCACTTCACTAATCTCAACTGTTAACATCTTTGAAGATATATTTAAATCATCACTGACAGGAGATATTACTCTTGTGGATACGAACAATCTTCTAACCTCACTTCCAATCATTGGACAAGAGAAGTTGTTGTTAAAACTAACAACACCACAGTCGGGTACAACTGATAGAAACCTTTCACTGGATTTTACAGACCATCCTCTATACCTCTTCAAAGTAGTCGCTGGTGCAAAGTCTAACGATAACACACAAGCACTAGTTCTTTCCTTCACCACCGCAGAAGCGATTCGCAGTAATAGAATTAGGGTAAGTCAAGCATTTGAGGGGGAACCCTCTGTTGATATTATTCAAAAGATTATAAGGGATGAAGACTTATTAAATTCTAAGAAAGAATTTTACTACGAAGAGACAGCGAACAACTATAAGTTTGTATCTCCAAATATGCGTCCAATAGACTTTATAAACTCTATTGCCAAGAGGTGTCTGTCAGACAAATATAACTCATCCCCTACATTCGTATTCTATGAGACTTGCAAAGGATTCTATTTCAGAACCATTGATAGTATGTTGGATAGAAAAAATGTTAAAAAGGTCTATGTGGATGAAGCTCCAGAATTAGGTAGAACCACAGAAAGAAACATGATGTGTATGTTATCACATGAGGTTGTTGGTTCTACTAATGTTATGATGAATACAAGAAAGGGTATGTATGCATCTAACCTTATGATGATTGACTTGGTTAACAAAACTGTAGAGAATTTCAACTATAACTATTTTGACAGTTTTAAAAAAGGTGAGAAAGAGGATGTGCATGTAGACGCACATTCTAAGTATGTGTCTGATAGCGCACCTCTAGCCTCTGCAAGTAAGGATGATTTCGGTAATTTACTTGCAGACTATGACCAATCCACACTATACATGCAGGCAGTGGACAGGAATCAACCTAATGGGTTGTTATCAGTACGACACGATGGACAATTTGATTACTCAGGTACAGACAGTTGGTTACAACGTAGAAGAGGACGATTTGCGGCAATGCAGGCGGCAATAACCATGCAGATAGTTGTGTACGGACAGACTGATATTTCATGTGGAGATATGATCGGTATAAACTTACTTAACACGAACCCAAGGACTGTAGAAGATCAGGGCGAACTAGACCCAAGTTATGGTGGTAGGTATCTCATAACCAAACTTAGACACAAATTTACCCGTATGGAAGGACAACCAGTACACACTATGCATATGGAAGTTGTGCGTGATACAACTTCTTCAGAATTACCTACAAATGGTGTTGCTTTCTTTGATGCAAAAGAAGTGACATCCCCAGTAATCCAATTAATCCCGATGGGTAGTGAAGATTCTACTCCATCACAATACTAAAGGAGGGCCAGAACAACCTAATTTGTTATGTTAACCAATCACATTTAACTAGAGGTATTATATGACCACCAAACTCAAAAACCGGCTTAAGAAGATGAACTTCCAACAAAGACTGAACCGAAGAGTTGAAATTGAAGATAAAAAGGATGATAAATACTATGAGGAAATATACACAAACAAAATTCGAGAGTTGTTAGGACAAAAAAATGAAAACATTTCAAGACATGCAGGAGGGGGTTTATGACCCTAACATATTTAAGGCCATCTTTTTAGCAGGTGGGCCAGGCAGCGGTAAGTCTTATGTAGTTCGTAAGACTACTGGTGGCATGGGTATGAAGATTGTCAACAGTGATGACATATACGAAAAGATGTTGAAGGATGCTGGTATGGAACCAACTCCAGAAGATATCTTCTCTGACGAAGGACAAGAAATTCGTGTGAAAGCGAAAAAGGTCACTAAGGTAAAACAAGGTGGATTCTTAACAGGTCGTTTAGGTGTCATTATTGATGGAACAGGTAAGGACT